AACACATTATAATTGTTATTGAACGCAGTATTTGCAACCAAGGTCAATAGGGTTGATTTGCCAATACCTGGGCCTGCAAATATAATACCAACCTCCCCCTTGGCTAAACCCCCCTTTAAGAGAACGTCTATACCCTTCACGCCCATTGGTATGGGGTGTCTATAATCCTCATCTAATACACCAATCAAATCATTGAAAACTTCAAAACCATTTGTTTCTTTAACCCCAACTTGAAGGGCATATCTTAATAATTCTTCAAGTTGATCATAAGATTCAAAATCACCCTCATTGATAACTTTTTGTGCTTTTTCCAATACAATCTTAACCTCTTCTTGTTTGCAGAATTTAAGTGCCTTTTCTTGGACAAGTTCAACACCATCAAGTGGTGCTGAACTAATCTTACTTATAGTATCAATGACAATTTTTAAAGCCAATTCTTGTGTTATTTCAGACTTTGCAACAACTTCCAATGTTTGAAAGTTGGGGGCAGCATCATATTTCTTATGATACTCCTTAATCATTTGAATGATTAATTTGAAATACTTATTCTCAAAATAAGATATCTTAATAAAGTCCAATATTGCCCTAGCAAATTCCTTATCTAATATAATCTGATTGATTAATTGTAGTTGGAACGTCTGCCCCAAATAATCAAAATTCTTTGACATAAAAAAATTATTAATAGTTAGACAATAAATTCTTTTCTAAATACTCGTGTGTTAAATTTTGACTAATTAAAATGTTTGTTAATTCTTTTAATGTTTCCTTAATAAAATTACGAATATCAACTGTGTATCTTACCTTTGGTGGATAAAGTTTACCATCAATTATCCTGTGAGAAATAACTTGGTCAGAAATTTTAACATAAATATTAAAAAATTCAGCCTCATCTGTTGATGATGTTTCCATTATTGTGGGGTCATACAAAATATTATCTTTGTTGTCCACCAAATAACCAATTGATTTCATCTTTAAATACTTCTCCAAATCTTCTGAAAAATACTTAACAAAATCATACAATTCTACCGAATCTTTTGCATCTGGATTAATATTTTTAATGTTTAAAAACCTCTGAACAATAATGTTGTTGTTCAATGTCAATAAAAATTCCACCTTTGTTGTTTCATTCTGTTTCATAAAATGTTGTTTAATTATTAATTTTTTCTTTCTTTTCTACTCAATTTCATAAATGGTCTAATAAAATCAACCCATGCATCATCCCTCTTTGGAAGGAACTTAAAGAACCCATCCTCATTCATTAATTTCATTAAATTATTATAACTCCTATCTGTTGGGTCAAGTTTATCGTTGCAAACCTCATTAACCATTTCCTTTCCGTTATCAGTTATTAATGGATTTTTTAAATCAATTATTCTACCAATTTTATCAAAAAACTCTTCTCCAACAAAACCAGATTTGCTAATACCTAACACCAAATTATCCAGAGATTTATTCTTTTTTTCTTCAAGCAAAACTTTTGCCTCATTTAAAATCTCATCCAATTTATAATCCCTCTTCTCAAAATTAGGAAAGAATGTTTTTAATTTCTTTTCCCCAAAATTTGATATTCCATCAATATTGTCAGATGTGTCACCAACAATTACTTTGTAAATATACACATTATTATGGGGTATGTCAATATCCTTGAAATGAATCAAATCCCCATTCTTACTATATATCTTTGAACTTGGTGAATACACTGTAACATTTTCCCCAATCAATTGAGTTAAATCTTTATCTGCTGAAAAAATAATTATGCTTTCGCCTTTGGCTATTTGTGTATAATAAGCAATCAAATCATCAGCCTCATTCTGATTAACCTGGCATTGTCTAACAAAAACTTCTTCAAGATAATCCTTAACTCGTTCCCTCTGATATAAATAAGATTCATACTTATGCCCATCCATTGAAATCTTACGATTCTCCTTATATTTTGGATATATTTGTTTTCTTATTAAGGAATTCTCATTTCCATCCCAGAATACAACAACCTTATCATGATTATGTTTTTCAAGAAATAACCTAATTGTATTTAAAAAATGGAAAACCCCACCAATGTGCTTACCATCGGCATAGAATTCTCTTACTCCGTGGAAACCTATTGTAAATAGGTTGTTGCCATCAATTAGTAGGGTTTTCTTCATCTTATTCAAAAATTATAGCGTCTTCTTCATCTTTTTCTGAAAAGGTAATATCACCATCACCAGACAAAATACCATTCCAATATTGGGAATATTCTTTTTTATACTTTTCAATTGCCTCTTTTGTGTCTGGCAAATATCCTTGAGGTACAGCTAATATCTTACCATCTTTATATGCAATACCAGTAACGTGGTTTTTCAATATTGAAACTTTTGTTCTAATAGCATAAGAAACTGTTCTGCCGTTCTTTGTTGCTGTTATATGGTTAATGCCTGAATTCTTCTGATTACCAAATAAGAATATTAAAGAAGATGCCAACCAAAGAGCCTCACCGCCTTTTGCTTTAATTGTTGGCTGACCAAATGGAGAATCTGGTAATTCAACCCAAGGTTGATTGATAACAACCAAGGTATTATGGTAGGGGTAATCTTCTTTCTTTGATTTTGAAATCCTTGAATGTAAACCCATTCCAACCTTATCAGCAAGAACAGCAGCATTGTGCATCTTACCCCCCTTTCCATCAAAGGTCATCTTACAAGGTATTGAACCAATACTATCAATCAAAAATAAAACAGAATAAGGTAAATCTCCTTTCTCTTGCGCATCCAAAATTTCATTTATAAATTCTGTCATCTGCTCAATGTAATCAAATGAATCATTAAAAATGAAATCACCATCCCACTCACCATCTTCATTAATTTCAGCATTCAACCCCAATTCAACAGCATGTGCCCAATTCCATTTCTTTTCTGTTATAATAAAAATAGGTAAATGACCCTTCTTCTGGGCGTCAGCCGCAGCCAATATCATAGCAGTTGTCTTACTTGTATTGGAATGTCCCAAAAACATACTTATACCCCCCATAACAGGACCAGGTACACCACAAGCATTATAAAAAGCATCACCACAAGAATAATAATCTTCAGGCTTATACTTTGTTTTTGTAGAAAACTTATCCTTAATAGCATCAATACTACTCACTGATGCCTTTTTCTTTATAGCCATATTATATTTTTTTTAAGAAAAGATATTTTTTGCACAAAGTACCATAAAACAATACTTTGCGCAAAAAATCTATTTTAGTTTAATTAGAATGGTAATTCATCATCATTGTAGTCATCCTCAACAACCACATTCGTTTCTTTAACTGTTGCGTTTTTTGCAACAGTTGCCCCACCAAAGGATGCTTCAGAATTTGATGTGTTCAAATAAACATACTTACCTTGGGATTCATCCCATCTTGGGGATTCCCCTCTTGAAATTGCTTCAAGATATTCTACTGGTTTTCTACTATAAACATCTCTCCAAGTAGATTCATCGTCTACCCATTTTTTTACTAAATTAGCATCCGTAGATAGAGGTGCTGGATCATCATACATAATTGTGGAAACACTTGTATATTCCTTTCCTTTTGGACTTTTTGATTTCACTAACTCGATAATCAAATCTCTTCCATTATCAATATCAGAAATATCCCCCTTGTTTCTGAAGATTGGTATCATCTTGTCTAAAATACCATCCTTCTTATAATTGTGCTTAAATCTCCAATACTTTGGCCCTTCTTCTTCCTTGTCTCTATCAATAACCTTAACAACATAAAATAGTTTAGCCTTATAATCTTTAGCTAATTCATCATCATCTTTGCGTTTGGTTGCTTTCAACGCATGGTAAACATCATTCAATGGGGATGCTTCATTGTCATTACCTGCTGGGTCATAAATCTTTTGGTAATACCCCCCAACTTGTAATTCATGAAACCACGTCTCCTTAAATACAGATGAGCCATCAGTTGTAGGCAAAATCCTAATTCTCCTTTGTCCTGTGTTTTCTTTGTCAGAAAGTAATAACGTAAAATAACGTTTCATTCTGTCCTCTTGCGATAATTTTTGGGAATCCCCTTTTTGGTTTTTTTCATACTGCGCCATTATGGCATCTAAATTCGACATATTATATAGTTTTTGTTTACAACAATATTACATAACAATGATAGGTAACTTTATCAGAAAAAAAAAGGGGTGTTACCCCCTTTTTTATAAAATATTAAAATAAATTATCTTCTGAAATTATAATTATTATCATTCATAAAATCATCCTCTTCATCATCCATAGAACCAAATGAGTTCTTTATCTCATTTGGATTAATATTTACAACATCATCCGATGTTAAAACATAATCATTTTTTCCACTCTTTTCCATTTCAACTTGTTTATCATCAAAAAATTGAGATAATTTTTGATTGAATGGATAAGAATCGTAAGTTCTTAACTCAAGTTTCTCCTCTGGAGTCTTTTCACGATATTTTTCAACCTTTGAATCAATAGCATTTAACTTTTCAAATATACTATCCATTTTGGCTAATTTCTCCTCCAACTTGGTAATTTGTGAAAATAAATTATCAAAATATTCAGTCTGTTTTGATTCTATATTTTTTTGGCTGGTAACCAAATCAGTAATATCTAATTCTTCTGAATCACCCTCATCACCCTTTTCTTCACTATCCCCTTCATCATCAATAACTGTAACATCTTCATCAGTCTCAACATCAATTGGTTGTGGATTTGCTGTGCTTAAAGCATCTTCAGCACCCCCTGGTGGGATTGGCGAAACTTCTCCTGGTGGGGTTAATGGTGCATTTGGCATTGGTGCAGCATTTGGGTCACCCATAGGTGGTGGTGGTGGAGGTAAAGTAGCATCTTGCTCACTAATATATCTGTTGATATTATGATATCTACTAATTTCATTTAAAATTTTCTGATCTATTTTCATTTTATTAATCGTTTAATAATTCTTTTATCCCACCATGAGTTTTAACTTTAACTTGTCTGTTAATTGTTTTAGTTTCAGTACGTTCAATTAAACCATCTTTTTCTTTAACAACAAAACATTCACCTGTGATTAAATCACAAACTTCTTTTGAACCATCATCTAATATTTGTTCTTTTTTTGATGATGAATGCCTTAAATAACTATTTAAATTCTCAATCATATTATTTTATTTTACATATAAATATATCAATTAAACCAATTATTCAAATAATTTTAATTTAATTTAGGATATAAAATTAATTTTGTATAATTAACTCTCCAATATTTTATTTTTAATAAAGGAACATCAATAGAAAAAACATCACCAATAATATCATTATTATTTGAATTTTCATCATTTTTAACGAAATTACTATCACTTTTTATTTTTAACTTAATATCATCTTCTGTTAGTTTATATTTATTGTCGCTAGTTGTTGCAGATTCAGCAATAAACTTTATCCCAGTATAAGGCACCTTATTACTTTCCTTATCTATTTTAATATTAACTAATATTGTATAAGTTTCAGCAGATTTAACATTAACTTTAAAATCAGATATAACTGGCGCACCATCAAGAACATATAATTTAATTAATGTTTCCTCAATGGTTTTATTCATATTATCCAAAAATAATAATTCTTTTGGATTTTTAGTTTCAAAGAACAAATCTAAATAATATGGTAAAGTATATGAAGGCTCTTTTGGTATTCTTGTTGTTTTAATATTATTATATGTATATTCACACACTTTATTTAATTTAGCCAAATTAGAATTATTTTTTGCATTAACATAATTTGCTTCTTGATTTACCTTAAACTCTGCTGGCGGTGTTAATGCTCTCAATGATGCATATGCACTTTCTAATTTTTTTTCTAATGTACCATAAAACTTAGTTTTCTGTAATCTATCAAAATTGTTATTAGAACCTAATACAGCGTCATCAGCAGGATTCAACCCATAAAGCCAATATTTTATATATAATTTTATAAAATTAGTTTCAGCACCACTTTTTAAATATGATGCAAAACCTTCAAGTGCAAAACTCATAAATTTAACGTATGATTCAAATGAACTAAAAATAGCAAAGGGTGTTTGTATCTTTTCATTTTCAACACTCTTTGCACAATAAAATGTTGCTTTACCTTGATTAAATTGTGCTATTTCTCCCCTATCATGCATTAACCATACATTTCCAAAGTTATTGTGATTCGCTTTAAATTTATTATCATTAAAAGATGATAGATAACTTATAACATAAATATAATCAGCCAATTCACCACCAACCGTTTTTGTTATTCCAGAATATATCTCTGTTGCAGATGAATAAATAATATTATCATCCGTTATTCTTTCATAGTTAACATAATCTTCATATAAGTATGTTCCGCATATACTTGAATTTGTTTGCTTTGTTCCACTAGTTTGAGAATTATTTGTTTCACTAGATTTTTCTGTCTTTTCATTTTGAATAGATTTAGCATAATTACTTTCTATCTTTGACAACAAATTTTCATTAATACTAGTTAAGTATGTATCTGTACTTGGGGGTGAGTATATACTTTGTCTAGTTCCAGTAAATGTTGTTTCAAATGTTCCTGGCGCAATTTTATGTGATACTTCTGTAATGAAATAAGGTCCTCCAAACATTGGGACATGTTCCAAATTGAAATACATTGTTGGTTGAATTAAAGCATTACCAAAACAAGTTATAGTTGATTTATAACTTAAATTCTTATACAGATTAAACAATGATGCACTTTGCGTAGTTTCACCCCTACCTGAAACCAAATTTCTAACAGTCTCTTGTTGGATTAATGATTCCAATGTTGCTGTTCCATTATTCTGGTCAACTGTTACCCCATAGAAAATGGCTTGATTTCTAATTCCAGCATCAACCAAAAAACTAACGCATTTATTTGATTGCGACCAATCTTTTTTATTTGTTTGATCCTCCAAGAATGGTATTTTTGCTGGTTTTAACATATCAATTGCATCATCCCCATATCTAAAATCTTTTGGACCTTTAGGTGTTGTTGAATCCCTTCCAGAAAAAATACAAACCAATTTTGGTCCTGATTTTCTATAATCAACATCTGTATAATTCCCCCAAACATCATTGGCAATATCAGTAGCACTTTCAATTACATCTTCAATATTATCAGTTGGTGATAATGCCCCATAGAAATTAACATAAGATGGCATTGGTAAAACATTAAAGTTATTCTTAACAAGAATTCCACCAATGAAATTAAATACTGGTGTCTTTAAATTTGTTTTTGTCCCTACAAATATTGTCTTCAAATCAAAAATATCCACATAATATAAATCACCAATATTCCTACCACCCCTATCTAAAAATAAAACATCCTCAAATAAAGTTCTACTTGTAAAATCACTACTAGAAATCCACTTATCATTTATCGACTTAAATGTTTCATATAAATCATATTTAGAAAATTTACTGTCCAAACCTGAATTTATTGTATTAATTTCAACAATATCAATATTATTAATCTCTCTCTCTAATAAAGATAATGTTTCATTTAAATTATCTTCCACAAAAGTATCTAATGAAATTTGATAATTATTCAATAATGTTAAAAACTGTTGCTTGTTAAATAGGGGATTTTTTAATTTTTGTGTTGCATATATTTTTATTGGTTTTGCTAATGCAATAACATTCGCTTCGGTAAATTCAATATTGTTATCAATAAAGAAATCCGTAATATATGAACCATTATTTTTATAAGTTAATGAACTAATTGTTGAAAATCCAACATGTTGTCTTAAAGCCTTCCAAGCATTTTCATTTGCTAATTCAGACAATTGTAATGCTATATTATTTGGTAAACTATTTGCAACATATCCTTTAAATTTCGCTGGATTTAAAATCCTAGAATTACCCCCTAAATGACTAATTAATGAATTATAATAATATCTATCATATTGTGTTGGATTACCATATTTAAATAGCATATCATAACTCAAAAATCCATCCAAAAAGTTAATCATATTTTTATCTTGATATTCGGCAGATTGTTTGTAAAATTCATTTTCATCCAAATTAAGATGGTTTGATGGTACTTCCATCAGATTCCTAAACAATAATTGGAAATTTTTATATGCGGAATCCGGGTTACTATAATCCAATCCAATCAAATTTATCTGATCCTTATTTTGGTCAATATCATATATTGATTTGCTAAAATTTAAAAACTCATTCTCAAATAAATTTAATGTATCATAATCAAATATTGAAAATATATCCTCAATTGAGGCGTAATTTTCATTGCCAAAATTTCTTAATAATGAAAACCCATTTACATCCTTTTTACTATTAAGATATTCTGTATGATTTGGTTTTCTTAAATTATCTAATGTAAATGAATTATATGTATCTTGCATAATCAAACTAATTGCCCCATTATGTGCAGTATTTAATAATGAATCAACTGATGAAAAATTTGTAATTAAATTATTATTTGTTGATGGTAATACATAATATTTTGATGTTGCACTAAAATTTGCATCCTCACAATAATTGCTAAATGTTGAACTATCGTATATGTTTTTTGGAACTAACGTGGTGTAACAATTAAATGTTAACCCACTTATGTTATATGTTAATGTCTTAAACGCTTTAAACCCCCTTTTCTGATTTATGCTTAATTCATTATTTGTAAATCCAGAAAATAAATCATATCCATTTAAAAAAGCATTAAAATCATTTAATAATACTGGATAAAAACCTATACTAATATTATTATTTTCTTTTAATTTTATTGGTTCACTACCATTAATAATATATTCAAAATTTGAATCCGAATTAAAATTTGTTTTATAATCAAAATCTTTCCAGACTTCATCCAAAAAGTCTTCTCCAGTCTTAACCGTTTCTTTATACCTATGCCATATTGAACCATATTTTAATATCCAAGCGTATGGTAATTTATGTAAAGCAGAATATTTTACAAAGGTTGCAAAAACGTGCCCATCCTTATTAGGATTGTTATTTTGAACACCCTTGTCAATGAAAAAATCGGTAAGGGGGGATAATGGTAGCGAATTTAAAAAAAGATAAGCAGAAGCAATATATGGATGTTTATCTCCTGTTCTCCATTTATTAACCCCAACCTGAATGGCATTGTTAAATATTGGACCATTAATTAAAGATTTTGTCTGATTTGTTAAAAAATTATCTTGATATATTGAGCCATACATAAGATGTTTTTCTGTTGCAAAAAATTTAAATGGTCTGTTTGTTACACTTTCATTATATTCTTTAAAATTTGTTATGACATTTCTCTTCCTATTGAAGAATATTGTTTTTGTTGTATCATATTTATTAGCAAAACTATTATTTAAATTTTCACTAACCCATAGTGCATCCGTAAAAGGATAAGTAAAAGTTATATTATCCTCTGTTGGTGCTTTTTGAATTACCTCAACAATTGTTTTAACTTTTTTTTCATCTAAATTATTGGTAAAATTATCTGTTGTTAATTTAAAATCACCAATATCATATAATTTACTTGGATTGTTTAATATATCACTAATGTAAGCCGAATTGGAAAATCCATCCAAATATTTATTATATCTTTCAGATATTCCACCAGATATTTCTTCCAATATTGTATTATAATTATCATAATTCAAACCACTTACTGAAAATAATATATTTTTTAATTGCTGAATAAATATTACTGAATTGGTTGATAATGTATTCTTTATATTCTTAAATTCATTTTCTTTAATTAGCATACCAATCCTCTTATCCTTTTCATATATTGATGAAAATCCTGACATATAAGATGATAAAAGAATCCTATCCCATAATTCATAAAAGAATTTTGAATTTGATGTTAATTCGTATGGTAATACTTGAAATGGATATTCCATTGTAGTATGCACATAACTATTTCTAATAATTTTATCCAAGTCAAGCGCATCCTTTGGTGATGGCGTTTCCAAACGTTTTGAATACCCAGTTATATATTCTTCAACAAATTCAACTTCGGGCCAAACATCATAAAAATTACCTTTTGTTGTATTAACAACTGTCGGATCCCCAGGATAAACCAATTCATATTTATTCGCGTCTTTTTTGTCATTTGTCTGAAAAACCAAAGGCCAAGGAAATACAAAATTATCCTCGGTATTCAAAGAATTATCATCTTTTGCTATCTGGTTATCACCCAATACCCCATCTATTCTAATTTTGCTATCTCTGGCATTCCAAGCTTTTAAATGAACATCTTCCATCAATCTAAGAAACCCTTCAGTTGTTGCCATAATAACAGCAATAACATTCTTTACGGTTGGCTTAAACCCAATTCCCGTTTCTTTCTTTTCAATCCTTTTTGCCAATTGTTCAGACAATGCCCTCTCAATACCATTTAATTCATTAATGAATTTTGATTCCATTAAATTTCTTTCTTCAACAAATGGTGCAATAACAAAAGTTGATGTCGTTTTTGTTACCCCAGAAATAGTATAAGTGAAAAATATATTCTTCTCTATTCTAGTTCGACAAGTATCTTCAGTTAAAGAATTTAATTCAGTTAAAGAAAGAGATTTGTTTCTTATTTTATATGTCTGACACCAATCAATATCAGAAGGTTTAACACCAATATCAAATGTATTATAATTAATATTATTTTCTATTGCTGATGTACCATATATACCAAAAGTTGGATTATCATTTAATTCACTATTGTATTTTGATATAATAGTTTTTAAATCACTTTCAACCAAAAGTATCTTACCATCCTTTGGATTATCTATAATTTCTTTCTTAAACCCATATGCAGGATACTTTACCCCTGTCAATATAATAGGGTTACCATCCAAATATTTATTATACCAAGAAGTTATTCCCCCTCTTACCTCTTGATAAAAATTGGAAAGGAATTTCTTATATCTCTTACCATCTGTTAATTTCTGAACATCAACTTTGTTTAATGAATTTAAAACATTTTGCTCAAACATCTCAAGTTTGTATGTCAATTCAGCCAAAGTTAATTCTGGGAAATTAATATCAATTAATCCTTTTGCTTTATATTCTTTATATACCTCAATTATTTTCTGATAACCAAGTTCATTGTTAACCTCAAAAATTGTTTCATCATTTAATGAACTTTGTATTTGCCCATCTGTTTGATTTATTATATTATTTACTTGTTCTGGAGTTAAATCGGAAATTTTTGTTTGTGTTATCTTATATTTTTTTGCATACATATTTGGGCAAGCAATTAAATGACCAACACTTATATCAGATAATACATTATATTTATATCCCAAAAATTCAAGATTAACCGTATAATCCCCACTTGTAGTATTGAAATTTGCATTGAATTTTGTCAAAACTAATTCATACCTAACCGCCTTACCATAATATCCTTTAATCGTTAAATAAAATGGGGGGTATGGTAAATTAAAAAAGGCAGAGTAAGGTGAATCATTACCCAAACTAAATAACGCCCTACCTTGAATATCCTCCATTGTAATGGTAACAGTAGGAACAAATGATGAATTTGTTTTAATATCAATCATTTTAATACCAAACAAAGTATTATTTTCAATATTATCCACACCATTCAAGAAATAAGACTCTTCACCTTCACCAACCAAATCAATAGTTTTTTGATTAGCACCTTTATTATCTAATGAATTTTTTCCTGTAAATTCATCATAATAACTAGAAGTAAAATAATCATCTTTTGTATTTGGTTTTAAAAAATTTATAGAAGCAAGTTTAATATTCTTAATAGAATCCTTGGGTTCGCCCCCAATCAAAAGTTTTGTCCTTGGTATTAATTTTGTTTCCAAATTAGCATACATAACAAAATTTTCTGGAATAACAGCCCTGTCTATAACCTCCCCAGTATTGGTGATTATCTTGTTTGGATCGATATATATGACATTCTGATAATCATATATAACATGTACATCACCTTGTTCATTTGCCATAATAAAAGAAATAATTTTCTGCTGCGTTTTTATAATCTAATAAAGAAGTTTCTAATGGAAATGGTATTTTCAACATTGCCCCATCATATATATTATTTTCAATACCACCGTGTTCTGGATTTGCAGCCAAAATAAGCCATCCAAAAAATGGACTCTGATAATATTGTTGAGAAATTTTATCTAATCTACTAACATTTTTTTTATAGAAAAATACATTATCCCCGCTCTTTGGGGGTAATTTCACAAATGGCACAACTTTCTGTTCACCATTATTACTAAATAATGAATATCTATTATAATATTTTAAATTCATCTCATTAATTTATTTTTAACCAAAATAAAATTACTATCATTTTTACTCCAAGTATTTTTATTATTATCATAATTTTCATCGCCATTTAAATTTAATAATGCTTTTTTTGTTGCATTGTCTGGCGAACTTATTTCATTATAATCAGTAATTAGATTTGCATTATTTATGGTAATACTTTTCAAAAATGTGGTAGCATCTTTAGTATAATTACCCAAAGCACTTAAAAATGTTGTTGTTTTATTGAAAATTATATTATACCCATTTAATTTTTTATCCCAATATTCCTTGAATACTTTTGATATTTTAATGTTAATATCATTTACTTTATTATCTGGATTGACTGATTTAATAAGAATTTGTTTTTCAAAATTTTCAAAACCATTTTTATCTTTTAATGAACCATATAGCAATAAATAAAACAAACTATCTTGTTGACTCATTTTATATAAACTTTCTGGGTCATAATCAATCAATTTAAAATTAGGTAATATTTTATTTATATTTTCTCTAATACTAGATAAAATATCATTAATTATTGTCATTCTATTCTTTAATTCATATACAAAGAATTGCCCACTTTTATCTACATAACCATCATAACCATCATAACCATCATGTGTTGACATAACAAACAAAGCCTTACTCAATACTTTTTGAAATTTCTCTTGGGCTTCAATAATTTTTATAGCAAATGAATTAATAATATTGTTAACTTTTGACATTTCACTATCAACATATAATTGATAGTTCTTTGAAACTTCAAACTTTGTATTCTTATCTGATGAAAATTCACTATTAATTTTATCAATAAATAAATCACTATTATTTTTAATATTATCTTTTATTTTTTTAGCATAATCGTCAATATCTTTTTGATAATTTGCTGGTATACCAAATAATTTTAAGTCACTATTGTTTATTGAGTTATAGACCCCCTCGGTATTATTTAATGTTTTTAATATAACAGAAATCAATTCAATATTGTATGATTTAGAATTTTCTTGGATAACTGAATTTATTGTATCAATATATGTAATTGCTGAATTTTTTAAGTCATTAGCCAGATTTGAATATGTTAAAGTTTTATTAACAATATTTAATGTACCAATTGTGGTATACGAATTAACAACTGGAATAACATCAAAATTTTCAGTTTTACCTTTCTCTTTCTCTTCAATAAAATCTTTAATCTTCTTGTCCATATCATCCAAACTATCATCTGTTTTTTCTGCTCTAGCATCATAAACTTCAGTATTAGCATAATAATTAAATGATAAAGCATTTTGCAATTTATCAACGGCTTTGCTTAATCCACTAGCACCAACAAACTTAAATGATAAACTAACCTTTGCTATCATTGGTTGAAATCCTATTCCTTCTGGATTCATATCCCAAATTAACGGATCATAACTGATTGATAAATTTTCTGGTATAATTTTTGTATGATAAAAATCTCCAACCCTTAATATTAAAACAGGGGGAACACCAAAAGAAGTATTCTTTGCATCTCTAACTTCGCTTGTTCCATCTCCACGTATTGTTGGTATTGTTTCCCCAGGTCTAACGCATTGTTGCAAAAATGTTAATCTACCATTTAATCCTTCTGGCGTTGTTGAATGAAATGCTGGTGTGAAATATTTTATTTTTTCTTTTAAATTATTATATATAAATGGACTTGTTTCTTCAATTGTTTCAAAATAATCGCATTCCGTTAATAACTTTTGCAAAACTTTTTTTGATACGCTTCCATATAATTTATCTTTAACTTTATTTGTTTCCTTTTCTTTTGCTTCAGTAATTACTTTAATTTGAGCCTCACTTGTTTCTTTTTTTGGTTCAATTTTTGGTGCAACACCTTTCTTTATTGCAGTAACGCCTCCTATAGCAACTCGCCTACAAGCCATAGCCTTTACACTATAAATTGCATTATCTGTAAACGCACTACAATTTTCAACTCTAGTTGTTTGGTTAGTTGTTGACTTTGCTGTAACACCAGTGCCTTCACCAAGATTATTTGTTTTTATTGTAAAATTTGGTGATTTTATATTATTCTTTAAATATGTTATAACACTACTACTACGTCTTTCACTTAATTTTTTATTATAATCAATATCTGCTGGTCTTGATGCAGATGAATTAAGACTAACTTCAATAGTATTCCCATCGTTTTCTTTTAAGAAATTATTACATTCAGTTATGAATTTGTTTAGTTCTGTAAAATTATTTTTAACATAATTATCCATAAAGGTTTTTACCTCCCCCTTACTATAACTTGTTGATGCAGTATACGTATTAAATAATCCAACATAATCAGCATCACTTGATTTGGGATTATCATTATCAAAATAAAAAGCAAAATCCCCATATTTGTCAAATGCTGTTACTTTTTCATCAGGAGGGGTAGTAACATCAAAAAGTGTAAAAGGGTCAACACCAGTTATTACTGTGCGTTTAATATATGATACTTCGTCTTTTGTAGATGGAGATTCTTTTACCATTTTTTGAATTTCTTCAAGTTCAGATAAAGTCATCGTATTATATATTTTAGCCAAATCATATATATCATATTTTAGGCATCCAGCAAAAAAAGAAGTTAATATCCCATTTATTTGTTCAGAATTATTTTCTTTCTCTAAAACTCTATTTGCAATTAAATTAAGAATTGATGGATGGTCAACTATAATTTCAAAATCTAATGTACCATTTCTTGATGTATTTTTATAAGTATAAACTGGTTCAGGTCTACCCAAGAAATCATTTGCATTCCAATTTGCAGTAGAACTATCTGAAACTTTTAAATTATATGGAGGAAACCACATTATTCTACCACCATTTGGTCCCTTCTCACATTCTGGCAAATCCAAAAACATATTTGTCGTTCTCCATGCCAAATTCTCAATAGATAACATATATTTTTTAGCATCATTCCCCTTCCTTGGGGCAATACTTAAATCAAAAGTTTTATTTATAACCGAACTCTTTAACCTCCTACCCTCAGTAGTTATACCGCTTGACTTCTGCAATCTATCATAAGTCATATAAGGAGAATCTTTTGTAAATAATCTGCAATATTCTTGAAATGTACCCCCAACCAAAGTTTCTGGGTTTTGATACTTATATGTCCTAACTCTTGAACCTTTTGTTATTTCTTTATATCCATCATTAAATACCTTACTAACTTGATCCATTGCATTACCAACATGCTTCAATCTATTTGCCCCATTTGGTTGGGAATTAATAATTCTTTGAGTATCATCTAATATTGAACCTTTCTTTAATTCATAATTTGTTGATTCTGTTGTATCAAATGTTGTTCTCTTTGTACCATTGTCACCAAAAACCTCCCCACCTTTACCAACACCCTTACCACTATTTTCTTTATATTTAGGAGATACCCATGTAAACCCACCTTCAATACCCCCACCATCAATATCAGATATACCATTCAATGCCATTTGGGGGTTAAAGTTTTCCCCTTCATATACTTTTGAAATCTCTGTTGGTCCATAGACACTTATCTTTATAGGTCTCCCAAATTGGTCTATTGGTAATTCACCTGCTGGAGATGCAATATCCCCAATATCCAAATTATCACTTCCAACATAATAAGTTTCTTTATTTTTTGTGAATAAATCTAAAAAAGAACCTATAATACCACTTCTCTCATAATTTGGCTTATATAAATTTTTATTTATATTCTTATATAAAACTGACCTCTGACCAGCACCCATATTATCATAGAATAATTGCGAACCAGTTTTCTTTTGTTGGAAAAGCCCCCCAAGAAATCCCTTATCACCCTTACCATTTAAACTAATTGTTTCATCAAAATAACTTCCAACAATACCAGGGAAAGGTAATTCACCACCAGCCAATTCTAATGACAATTGCGCAGCACCAACAAGTAAATTATTTGGTTTTGTTATACTCCAATTAGGTTGTAATATTGGATTTCTACCACTAATAAGATTATATACATCTAATGGGTCATTTAAACTATTAATCGTTTTTTCAAACTTTTTTATTATATTAAATCTATCAGTTAATCTACCAACCCTTTCTACAAAATATTCATTTAAAACTTTCGCACCCAATCTTGTAATATACGAATCCGCAGCCAAATTGGATTTTGTTTCAGCATCATTTGTTAATATACCAAATGCCGTATATGTTGAGGCTTTAAAGTTAGTCACACCTTTATCCCAATAATATAAAATACCCTTCTTTGGTAAATTGGGATCAAACCAATAATCAAGTTTTTCTAAAAAAATACTTGAGTCAGTAGTATTATTAGCTGTTGTATAATAATTATTTGATAAATTATCTAATAATATTTTATTATTAATCTTTAACGCATTGGCATTTTTTATACTATATTCACCAAAATTTGATTTTTTATTATTTAATACGCTAGGGTCAGTAACTTGTGTGTAACCACCAACAGCACCATATTGATTTAATGGATATAATTGTTTGGAATAAATTGGAGTGTCTATTAATTTATCATCACTATCAATTACTGAAAAAACCCTTAATGGTGAGACCTCATAAAAAAATGGAGGATTTTTCCCATATGATGTTTTCTTATATGGGGGTAAATTTTTAGTTGTTAATAAATTCCTATAATTAAAACTATTTCCAAAATCTAAAGGACTTCTCATTATTTTTTATATATAAATATTACTTATTTGGAATATTTATAGTAATATTTTTACCAAATGCATTATCTCGAATAGTTTGATTAATCCTCTGAACTTGATTCATTGGTTTTATTGCACCAGTAGAATCTATTGATTTATGAATTACATCAATTGTTAAATTCAAATTAACTTTATTATCTTTTAAATTATTTATATTTGTTGTATTATTTTGCATAATTTCAGTACCAAAATACTCTGGACCACCTATAGGTTTTAATGCATTTTTATAACTTGGTATTGAAATACCAGTAAATTTACTTAAATTATTAACTACATCTTTATAAACACTATTATCATAACCCCCCTTTTGAAGGGCTTTAGCTATATGTTCACCAATATTCTCAAAATTAGGAGTTAAATTAGTAATAGCTTTTTCTAATCCAGTTGTAAAACTTTCAGTACCCTCAAATAAATCTGTAAAATCAGTATATGTTGTTTTTAAAAAAGTTCTCATATCTTTCATTTCAGGTACAAGTTCATGTAATATATCATAAGTTGGCTCAACAAATTTACTTCTGGTTGTTTCTTGGAATTCCAATATACCAGGTGTACCAACTGCACCAAATAATATTTTATATCTTATTGCCTGAAGGTCATTTTTTATAATATCAGTAATAGCCAAAGACTCTCTTTGTAAATCTTCCATTGTTTTTGGTTTCTCATCTGCAAACTTTTTTAATTCTTTAATTTGTTCTTCTGTTAAATCTGAAACTTTTTTGGCAATCATTTCACCAGTTTTCTCGTCTTTAATTTTAACAACGTATTCACCCTTTTCATCTAAAAATGCCAAATTGGCAATAAGCATTTGCTGCTCCTCACTTAAATCAAATTTAAAATTTATTTGTGATGTTCTTTCATTAAATTCTCTTAACGAAATTGCCATCTGTTTAAGTTTATCCGCACCAATTCCAGATGCCGTGGCAAGTTCATTAAACATACCCATAGCAGATGGATTTATTTCAACTCTACCTGTTTCTGAGTTAAACTCCGTAAACATCTCTCCAGCCTTTGCTATACTTTTAATAAGTCCTTCTGGGTTATTTAGTGAACTATTCATTAATGAGAACGGATCAGCCAAATCACCCATAAAAACACCAAGTCTTTGAAATGCAGCAGATGCTTCAATTGCACCCTCCGCATTAAAAACTTTATCTGCAAATGATTGTATATCTCTCATATCTGCTTTTAACAAAGTTGCTGTTGCAGCCATCTTTGAAAATCCTAAAACACCTTCTTTAAAATTAAATCTATTTAATAAATCAGTATTACTCACAACTTGGTTCATTATGGATTTAGCATCCATACCAATACTCTTAATATAATTTAATGAATTTTCAATATCCCCCCCAACTTTAGCAACGGATATACCAGCATTTGAAAAATTTCTTGCAAGTGTATTAGACTCTACGCCTAATAAATCAGTTATAGCATATAATTTTTCATAAACTTCTGGTGTAAATAAAACATTTCTACCAAGTGCTTCACCAGTCTGAGTAATCATTTTAGTAATATCATCAATATCACCACCTAATCTACGAACACCAGGTGCAGTATCTGCTATGGTTGATTTGAATTCATTTATTCTAGTTCTTCCAAGAAGAAAATTTGAACTTAATCTGGCAGATTCTTTATCCAAAGTAACTAATGCACCACTAAAATCAAAAAAATCTTTTTTTAAGTTTTTTATATAATTTTCATCAACACCAAAAAACTTAGTTTGGGTTTCGTCAATAAAATCAGTAAATTTATTAATAATGTTAAGAAGACCCCCTTCCGCTTTTTTTATTTTTTCATCATCTGCCATAATATATGTTTTATATATAAATAGAATAAGGGATGATTTTTAACATCACCCCTTATTATTGTTATTATCCTCAACCCATTTATTTATTAAGAATTTTCTTAAAAAAATGGGCATAATTAAAAAATCTGAATACGAAACATTTAATAATTTATTTAAATAATAAAAATCTGTTGATTGTGAAACCCTATAATCCGAAGAAAGGGCGAAAAAACTCAACCCCAAACCCAGCATTCACTATGGTCATATCTCCTGATGGGGTCTTTATATTTCTTTTTAAATTAAGTTTAGGCTCATTGGTACTCAAATACTTACGTATGAATTTTGAATCAGCAATAGGCATAGTCTCAACATATTTTACAATAGTTACCTTATCTGGATTACCATTTATTTCAATAATCTCTCTTGATAATCTTAATGTGACTTTAGGAGCAATTCTATTGGTTGGATAAGAATCAATAATATCATTTATTTCAAGAATTTCACCATATGTTAATGGTTTAATTTTAACGACATCAGAACTTTTAGGTAATGTAATAGTATATGTTCCATCATCACTTGGAATAATCCCCTTTTCAATAGATAATTCACTCAAATCAACAATAGCATTAAAAAACTTACCAGTCTTGGGGTCAGGTACTGAAAGTTCAAGATCTGAACCAAATGAAGTATTTCTTAAAAAGATTAAAACCGCCTCAATATCACCTTCAATCATATCTTCTGGTCTTATATCATGTTCGTATATCTTGTTTCTTAAAAGTTGCAAAGTAAAGTTCTTACTATTACCTAATAATAAATTCTCATCACTAGCAGTTAAATAACCAATTTTAATTGATTTCTTTTTATTTTTATAAAATATACCCCCAGATGGTAATTGAACCACATCATGTGGTAAGTCAAAATTTGATTGACCATAGTCTTTAGACTTATCTTCCATTTTTTTTATATTAAAAATAATATAACATTATTGAAAAGAAAATACTTTAATTAAACATATTATAAATAAAAAGTTCATATATCTATGATTAACATAAACATATGAACTTTATTTAATAATAAAAAATATATTATATTAATATACTAATATACATCTATCAGGTTGCATAGTAATACTAATATCAGCCAATGAATCTGAATTATATGCTAAAGCACCAAAATCAGCATTTGTTATAATACAGCCAATTAATTGCCATTTTTCAATAACAACACCAGTTGGATCAAGTAGTTCTAACGTTAAATCTTGCTTATAACCAGAAGCGTAGCCCATTCTACCAGTAATTGATTCAGCATGTAACCTAACCCATTCCATTAATGCTTGAGCAGCAGAAGGTCCAATGGGGTCTCTAAATTTAACAGTAATTGGTTCCCATTTAAACCTACCAGAAACAAATGTTGATGTATTTAGAAATTCAATTTCTTTTGATGCTATTGATATTTTAGGTCTTGATGCACTTTCAACAAACCATTCATTTATTCCCATAGCCGCAGGAAACCTTAATATGAACCTATTTTGTCTTTTTGGTTCATATGGTAAAGGCATTTTCATAAGCAAATCCGCCATAATATATTTTTTTAATTTTTTTAAACAATTTATTATTATATTTAATAAATATCCATCAACTATAAAAAATGTTTAAATATTAATTTTTTTTATAAAAACACTATTTACTTTTTTCTATCAAATCGCATAATTGTATATATATATAATATTATATATTATAATATAACTTTATACTTTCTCTTTATTACCTTTATTAGTTGAATATATTGTTAATTCTGGTTTATTTATACTTTTCTTCATTGTTTCAATATTTTTCATATCATCATCAGAAAATCCAATTGAGAATTTCAATGATTCCCCATTAACGTCATTTTTAAATTGAAATGCTTTTTTAATTTCATTAGCCATTTCTTTACAATAATCATAAAACTCATTAAGTGCTTTCACTTTTTCTTCTTCTGGATTAGCTGCACTACCAGAACCAAAAGAAACTGGGTAGAATTTACATAAATCCAAATATTCATCAATGATATCACCATCCGTTTGACTTGGAATTAAATCTCTATATTTATTAAGATTATATATAACTTTCTTTTTATTAATTCCAAGAAATTCTTTTTCAATATATATTTTAACTGCTTTTTTCAATGTTTCAGGATTATGTCCCCTTGCTGTGATAATTGAGAAAATAGATCCATTATTAACTGCTTCTTTAAAGTCATCAAATGCTGGGCCTATTTTTGCTATTAAAATATCTTTTAAAAATTGTTCATCACCTGTAACTTTAAATTGTCTAAATGGTAAATCAGCATAATTAACTATTGTTGTTCCCCTATATTTAAATTCAGTTTTTCCAATATCTCCTCTATATTTTGCAAAATCATGTGTTGACATCCCAACTTCATCATCATTATTATCAATTAATATTATTTCTGTTGGCATATATACAATATTATCATCCCAGTCAAATGCGTAATATTTCATATCTGGAGTTGATTTTTCATTAAATCCTTCAATTATCTTCATATTATTTTATTTTATAAATATTTATAAAAGCAAAAAAAAAAATGGTTGCTCAAATTTAATGAACAACCAAGTTAAATTAAAATTCTTCTATAATGATTGGAAGGTTTTCTGTTTTGAATTTCCAAAATTCTGCCATAAATTGTGCTCTAAACTTATACTTGGGGTCTGTATGATATCCAGATTCATAAACGCATTTGCATATGCTTTCATAT